ATTAGCAGAAGCATTTTTAACGATAGCGTCTGCATCGTCGAAGTCGTCTATCTCATCTCCTGGGCTTTCAGCAGCATAGGTAGGAAGTGGGTTATTTTCTGTATACTCATTTCCGCTAAAATCGGATAAATGGGCCTTAGTATGGAGTCTTTTATCTGCTACGGTAGCAGTCTCGTTAGCTCCGTCTGGGTTATCCCCGTCTTGTACTTTAATTAGTACTCTCTCGTCTAAATCCTGCTTAGACCTAACTGGTAATTGACTATCGTAATCAGTCGCCATATTTACTCCTTCCCTTGGATTTCGTTAATTAGCTCTTCTTCTCTTTTTTCCTGAGATTTAATATTTTCTTTTAATCTTTCTATATCCGCTAATCTTTCTAAGATTTTGAACTCCATTTCCTGCTTAGCGTAGCGTACTCTGGATAACTCTAACTCTTTTCTAGACTTCTCTAAATCAGATATCATACTCTTCTACCTTAATCGTACCATTAAAATCAGTGGGTACGCTTCCTCTATTAACTACAAAAACTTCTATTTTATCAGAAGCTAAAAGCTTTAAATCGTCAAGGGGGATACTAGCGTTAAAATCGGCCCACCATGTACGTACTTTAGCCTCTACGTTACTATTAATTTTTACTATAAAGTTAGCGATATTATCTCCGCTACCTAGTACCGTATTTAGTACGGCCCCTTTTCCTGCTGGTACTGTATAGGTCGCTATTAGCTGCTCGCTACCTACTGCTACCGCAGCTACTTCGTTATAAGTAGTGATTATATCCCCTACAGGAGCTTCCGTTATACGGTATACGTCTCCCTCTGGCTGTCTAGCTAGTACCTGCTTAGCTGGGGTACTATCTCCGAAGTCGTTAAAGACTCCTTTTTCCATGGTATCGAAATTTTTTTCTCTAGAATATTCGGTTTTATATGTAGTACTCATAACATACCTTTAGAGGCCAGGCCTCTATGCTAGGATAAATCCTAGTCGATCTGCGCCAGAGCTTCTTTAACCCTAGCAGGTAGTCTTCTTTTTGCATTAATTAATGCATAGTGCTTTTTACCGTCGCTCCATATGCTATTAAGCTGGAAGACGATATTAATTAGCCGAAGCTTAGAGGCCAGTAGCTCTGCGCTACTCGCCTCTATAACTTCGACGTATTTAAAAAAATTCTGTTCGCTCGTTTGAGACTGCATTTAACCCTTTATTAAGCGTTAACTACAGATACGTGCATTTTATCACCTTCGATACCGATAGCGGCTCCGCCTACTACGTCTACAGAGATAACGTATCCGAACTCTTCGTTGCTATGAAGGTCTGATACTTTAAATCTAGCACTCATCTGAGTTACCATATGGCAGAAAGCAGGGTGAAAGAAAAGAGCAGCAGGATTTCCAGTAGTAGGAGAAAGGCTGTCTAGTCCGTCTGAGTTATCTTCGATGATATTAAATCCGTAACGACGAGAAACGATTTCTCCGCCTACTACGGGCTGGTCTGCTACATAGTCTGTAGAAGTGATAGTCTTAGTAGAGTCCATTAGGTCGCCATAGTAGTCTGGGCTTAAAAGTCCATACCAGCCTGGAGACTTAGGCCATTTTTGCTTTCCAGCGATAACTCTAATCGCTTTAAGCTGCGCACCGTCCATAGCAGCTACCCCAGTTAAAGCCTGTCCAGCAGCAGGAGCTACTAGAGAGTAAAGGTAGTTATTGATTTCGGTATTCATAGCGTCTACTAGAGCTTCTCTAATTTCGCTTCTTTCCTCAGTAATCTGAGATTGAAGTCCTACTAGGTCTTCGAATTTATAAGATGCTACGAAGCGTCTATCGGCTTTAATGTCTACATAGTCTGTAGTCAATTGAGCAGGAGTAAAAGTATTATCTCCAGCAGCTCCGATAGTCTTAGTCTCTCCAGCAGGCTTTTTAACCTGGGATACTCTAACCGTATCACCTTGTCTTCTAATGCTTCCGTCGTATCTTTTATCGACTAGAGCTAGAAGTGGGTTACTTTCTCTCAATTCTGGCATAAATAAATCAGACCAGAAAGTTTGAATCTGATTTTGAACCTGTGCTAATTCTGTTAACATTTTCCCTCCCTGGGTAGGTTATTTAAGCGTAACGTCTTTCATACGCTTCTTTCTTTCTTCTACTGGTAACTTTTTCCACTGTTCTACTGTTAACTTGGTACTAGCTCCGCTTGGAGTACCGTTAGGAAGATTAGCCGCATTTCCGAAGTCGATTAGCTCTTTATAATTTTCGATAAAGTTATTTACCGATTTATTTAAAGAGGCCTCGTCGATCTGGCCATTTTCGGGATTAGTAGCGATAGACTCAAAATCTACCATGTTCCAATACTCTTCCCTTTTAATCTTCCCGCCTAATGCCCTTTCGAAGGCCGCAGCCTTTTTAAAGTTATTAATAGCGGTATCCCTAACTTCTACCTCGCCTCTAGCCTTAGCTAAAGTCTCCTCCATTTCTTTAATCTGAGCTTCTCGCTGCTCCAGTAGGACGTTATACTGTCCTTCTTTCTTTAGCCGCTCTTCTTCTAGCTCCCTTTTTTGCTGTTCAGCTTCGGACTCTTTAGCTTTATACTGCTGGAAGCCTTCTTTATAACGCTTAGACTCTTCGAGTATGCGCTCTTTAGACTTCTTTTCGCTTTCTAGAGTCTCAGAGAGACTGGAAATCTGAGCCTGTAGCTCTTCTAATGTAGGGGTCTTTTGGCCTTCGCCATCGATAGAACCTTCGTTCTCAGTAGACATAGTTACTCCTTTAATTATTTTTTACTACCGACCTCGTTGTCAATAGTTTTAGTAAAAAACTTTAAATTATTTTATGTACTTCCTAATGATCTGTCTAATTTCTCTACTAATTTCGTTTTTTTGAGACTTAGTAAATCCCATAAATACTCTGTCCATGCCTTCCAGGATTTTAACTAGAGCTTTATTACCTATCCGAGCTGGATAACCGAATAGGTCTTTTCCTCGTCTATCCCCTACTACTATCTTAAATCCTACTTTTCCGCTCTGGTTACGTAGTCTCACAGTCGATAATGCTCGAAGGAGCTGCCCAGTAGCAGTTAGGTTAGATTTAGACGGGGTAGTGGTGGAAGCGAGCGTCGATAATCTCTTTTCTGGCTTCTTTTTGGCCTTCTTCTTTTTAGAAAAGATGCGTTTTACTCGCTGGACGGCCTTTTTAATTCTACTTTTCTGCTTTCTTTTATTTTTCTCGCTATCTGGCTTTAAGGCTTTAGCGGTCTTAGCTTTCCCGCCTACTTTAATAATCCTACCGTCGCTTAGCGTATACCAGCGGGCTTCGCCTCGCCTGGCCTCTTTATAATTTTCGGATAATTTAGGAAATTTATAGGAAGCTCCCGTCTCAGGGTCGACTCCGATACCTAGCTGGGTACGTTTTACGATTTTATCTTTAACTGAGTCTGCATATTTCTGGTCGATACCTTTTTCCAGAGCTTCTGCGGTACGCTCGTCTAATATCTTCCTTAAATCTATGGAAATGGTATCTGCGTTACGTATACTCATTACTCAATATCCAGTATATTTTCTGCGATACCTGCTGCAGCGGCCGCTCTGAGAGTATTAAATACAGCTTCCTCGCCTCCGTCTTTATATTTTTCTTTAATTTTAGTTAGCTCAGTACGCTGTATCCCCATAAAATCTCGCTTTTTTCCACGTATGGGAGCGTCCTGGCCATATGTACCTTTAATATTACCTTCTGCTTTAGCGTTATTAAAGTCGTCGTCGGCTGGTATGCCTATAGTTAGACTCCCAGGAGCGGAGTCTAGGAGAGTTAGGGCATTTAACATCTCGCCCGATAGCGTTAGATTAACCTTCTTCCCTTTTCCTGCCAGCTTAAAGTCGAAAGAGCCTTTATAGCTATCTGAGTAGCCCTTAAAGTCTTTCCCCTTTTTATCTTTTCCCTTCTGAGTACGCTCGATAATATGATCTATGATATCTACAGCGATAGCAGCTCTAGTCTCTGCATCTAATCCCTTAGCTACTTTAACTGTAAATTTCTGCTGTGCCATAGTATCTCCATAAAAAAGACGGGAGCTAACGAGGTAAAACTCCCGCCCTCCGCAGAGTCAATCCGTTGACTCTACTTATAAGCTGCGATTTCTTCTTTAGAATATGCTGGAGTCTTATGGCCAGCCGCTTTTCTTTTAGCGTTACGGTCTTCCATAAATTTAACTTTTCCAGAGTCTTTAGCCTTTTTAGTTACTTTTTTAGCTGGCTTCTTTACTTCTTTTTCTTCTTTAACTTCTACATTTTCCATAATTACTCCTTTATGTCTTCGTTGTCTTCTGCGCTATCTGGTGCATTTTCCTCGTTAATTGGTGCGATAGGTGCGTTTTTATTAATAGGGTCTTCTTCGTTATCTGGGTCGATATCGTCTTCTACTTCTTTCGAGCCGATTTCGTATCTAGGCTCCCCATATTCGAAGAAAATCTGATTAATTTCTTCTTCGGTCGCATAGGGATGTAGTCTTTTAATCTCTTTTTCTCTATAGCTTAGCCCATTTTGCAACATAGATACTGCGTTATTAATCTCGGTAGTATAATCGAGCTTGGCCATTGGCTCTTTAAATTCGATAGAGATACTATCCTTAATAGCTTCTACGTCTACTTTACGTAGCCCTAAGTCTCTAGACTCTGGGAGAGTTAGCCAGTAGTTATTTAATTTCGCTAATAAGATAAATAGCTGCTTTTCTTCTTTAGCTAGGTAGCTAATAGATTTCTTCCTAGCTTCTGTAGTGTCTAGCTCATCCATGGCCTTAGACAGACCCGAAGCGATATCCTGGCTGTCTAACTGAGTAATGCTTCCCGCATCTATCCCCTTAGTATCTAGCCATAATGCTAATACGTTTTTGAACCACGTTAGAGCTTTATCGCTATCTACTTCTGGCTTAATAGTACCTATCTGGGCCGTTTTATCTGATTTATCTCTACTGGATAAATCCCAGATAGCATTAGGACTCATAGTAGCATCGTTAAATTCTACGTCGATACCATAGATTAATGTAAAGCACTGAAACATTATGGCCCCGTTAATATCTGATAACATTAGCGGTAGTATCTGGGCCAATTTTCTAAAGTCTGTATCCTGTTTAGGTACGATATTCGATACCGACCTATTTCCATATACGAAAGGGATACAGCCTAGCGGATTTCTATACTGTAATTTCTCTGCGATTTCTGGTAGCCAGTCGCCATCTTCTGTAAATCCGATTATCTCGGTATCCGTATAGGCTATATACCATTTCTTTTCTACGATTTTATCTTTCTTCGTAGTATCTTCGATTTCCTGTCTTTCTACTGTACCCATAAATTCTACGAAGACGCTCGGATACATAGTATCGGAGGGGTCGTCTGCTTTTACGTAAAATTTATCGTAGGGTAGAACGTCCATTTTAATTTCGCCACGATTAGTTAATTTAGGTTTGAGTGCATAGCCTCTATTTAGATGCGAGTACTCTTCGGCCAGGCCCATTTTATTATCTACGTCGATATACCTTTCGTACTCTTTTAAAAACTCCTGGTCGTCGCATTTTCTCAAAGGACTATCTGCATAGGATTTAGCTAATTTATCGACTATTTTCTGGATAAAATTTATCGGTAATATACGATGCTTAATCAGTTTATAATAACGCTCGTCTAGCGTCTCCTGCATTAACTTTTCTACATATTCTAGGAGATTTCCCTCGTAGATATCTAGTATCTCTTCGTTATGCTCGTAGAAGATATCTAAGTCCTTTATATCTTCTAGTAGCTCGTCTATGCGCTCTTTTAGCGGCTTCGCTTCTTTAAAATCTATCATACCTTCGACCTCATTACTGATTTTTTAGGGTTAGAATATCTGTTAATTAAATAATCTATCCAATATGTTATGGCAGTCGTAACGTGCTGCTGCTCTAATGTATCGTCTTCTACATTATCAGCCCCCTTTTTAGGCTCTGTCAATCGGAAGCCCTCGTCTACCCAGTCGCAGCCTTTATAAACATAGAAGCGGATATCTCCCTTCTCATTTTCCATAACTCCATTAGCTGTATTATGCCTTCTACGTAGTGGGGGATTTTTGCGGGGAAGGCATAGCTCGAATTGCAATAGGGAGCCGTCTTTACGTCGATAATTAGCTATAAAATGCTCGATAATCTCATAGTCCGAGCGTATCGAGCGGGTATCTGCATTTTTACCTGTAGCATCTCCGAATACTCTCCAGCGTACAGGTAACTCGAAGGCCCCGTCTGCTGCCATTTCTTCTAGAAGCGAGTCGGTACGCATCGTCTCTGCGTGATACTCTTTAAATATATGGAAAGTATCTCCTATATATTGGCCTAATGCCCAGGACATAGGCTTTCCCTTTCCTATGTTAAAGTCGGCCATTAAATCTACTGGGTATTTAGGGTCTAACTGATAGACTTCTTCTCTTTTAAAATGCTTATTAGAGTCGTAGGCATAATATACCCTATCGCTATCTATTTCTACCCATAGACCCCGAAGCTGCCTATCGGCTTCCTTTTTCGTTAAATTGTTTTTGAGAAATTCGACGTAGTTACTATCCAGAAATGGGTTATCGGTCGTGATACTATAATAGACATGAGTACCAGGCTCATGCGCTCTTTCTATAAAGTCTTTATGTATCCAATGAGCGGGAGAGTCTGGGTTAGTTAATAATAATAAAGTATTTTCCTTAATATGGGGGATACGATTAAGACGCTGCATAATCTCTCTAATCGCTTGTTTATCTTCTGCATTATTTTCTGTAGCTTCTTCGATAATGGCCATGGAGATTTTAAGCGACCTAAACTTTTTATACCTTTTATCCCCCCACGTTCTACTAAATATCTCAGACTTAGTTTTAGGAAAATATATCCTACATACCGTATCATAGGTTACGTAGTCTTCTCCTTCTACTAACGTCTCGTCTGCGTCTAATAGCTCTACGATATCTGAGTAGATAGTATCCCTTAAATCGGGAAGCCCTCGTCTACCTAGTAGACATTTAGCCCGCTTAAATTTAGTACAGTGATTAATGGCCATAAAGCCAGCTAATGTCGTCTTAGCAGACCCTACGCTCCCAGAAAATAGGACTCGCTGTACTCCTAAGTGATACTCCCAGGTATTGGCCTGCTCCCATAATACTCGATACTGCCATTTAATTTTACGTGGGTCGAAAGTAGAGTAGGAGAGTAGCTGCTCTGCGTATAGGTCGCTAAATGTCGGCTCCGTAGCTACTGCAGTACTGGCCATGGCTTCCAATGCCCTATTTTTGATTTCTCGATACGATATTTCCTATTTTCGTAAATGATACCATTATATTTATTAACGAGTAGCCCTCTAAATATGATACGCTCCTCATTATCTGAGTATATCTGCATTATCTTAATCTTTAGGTCGGTATTATCTGCTGAATATGAGCGACCTTTTTCTAGCTTCATAGCTCATCGGGCTTCTTCGTTAAATCGAAGGCCAGGCCGTAGCCTTTTACTTCGTGGGTATTTTCAGTCTCTACATGAGAAGACTCTCTCATACCATGATTATTAATCGCCATAAACTTAGAAAAAGATGCGCTATAGTTACCATTAGTCGCATGGACTTGGAGAAATCGCTTCTGCATGGCCTTGGCCATCTTGAGAGCTTTAGAAAAGTCTGGGTGCGTATTTCCCCAGACGCTAATAGTCTCAGGAGCTACCTTGCAGATTTCGAAAGCGAAGCCTTCTAACGTAGGTATGTCGTTAGCTCTTTTCTCGATAACTGTCTTTACAGCTCCAGAAGCAGACATTTTTTCCACTTCCTCCTCGATATATAGCGGCTGGTCGAAGTATTCGACTAAAGCCTCGCAAAATTCTTTTCGGTATTTAGGGGGTCGCCCGAAGACATAACCTTCTGGCTTTTCTGATTTCGACTTTTTAGCCATTTACATAACCTTCGTTATAGTTTAGCCCTTCGGCTTTAATCTAAGTATTTACTTTTTATGCACTTCTGTCAATTATTAGAGGTTTATGGTATAATGCGTTAATATAACTAGGAGGTATTAATGGAAGAAGACGAGAGACTCTGCGACTGCGGTAGCTGTAGATACTGCGACGCTTTCGACTCTAGCGACTACGATTACGAAGGAGAAGGCTTTCTCTGTTCGACTTGTAACGGAGCGGGCTGCGCTCGCTGTGAGGAGTGATTATGCTTAGCATCTTATTATCTGTATCATTTATTATTTTTACTACGACTAAGGCCGACCCAGGCCCGCCTAAAGACTTAGAATTAATCGACGGCCTTAATGTTATTACCTACATAGAGGAAATGGCCGAAGACGAGCGATAGGAGGAAATATGGCCAAAAAGAAGAAAGAATATGAAGTAAAAATACCAGTATCTCAGTACTGGGTATTTAGTTGTAAAGCATATTCTAAAAAAGAAATTTTAGAAGCCTTAAAAAATAATAAAGAGCATGAGTTAGAAGACTGGGAGCAGATATACGGGATAGCTGCTCCGATGGGGGCTTCTAAAACTATTGTTTTACAGTACCCAGAAGAAGACTAAACTACCTGGGCGGCTTCTTCGGTCGCCCCTCCGTCTATTAGCTTCCAATTATCTCTAAGCCTATTGGCTAGCTGCTGCTTTCTGAGCATAATCTGATATTTATCGTATTTACTTTCTATCATTATAGAGATGCGAGTCTCGTTAATCAGTCTCTGGAGCTTCTTTAATCGCTCCTGCTCCAGATACGAAGGCCAATAGCTTCCCCCGAAGTATATTATCTTCATGTTTTAACATCCCTTTTATCCAGTCTCTCATAAACTCGTAATTAGCGGAGGCGAAAGTCTCTACTAAAATCTCCTCCAGCTCATGAGGTACCATGCCAGAGAAAGCTACTCCGTTACGATACATAGCTGCGTGGCCTATTTCGTGAAAAAGATTCCTATAATACTGCTCTACTGTAGAGCGTTGGTTAATCCAGATACGGGAAGCGTATCTATCACAGTTACCTTCCAGAGCTTCTACCATTTCTGCTGGCATCTCTTTAGCGGGCCTCGTGGTTACTTTATACTTCTGCCCTAATACGTTAACTGATTTTACTTCCATGTAGCATCACCTCCCTTTAATACATTTTCGGATAGTGAGTCCAGATAATCAAAGGAGTAAAATGGTATTTTTATGTCTTCCTAAAAGTAGTAAATTAACGGATTAATCCCCAGAAAAGCAGTAATAGGGCTAAAAGTAGGGAAAAGCAGGAGTAAAATGATATTTTTATATCTCCCTAGAAGGAGAGTTTTAGAAAATAGGTAATATAGCGGGTATTAATACCCCTAAAGGGAGATAAATTACCTATTTATTTATCTGTACAGTATGTAAATCTTAGGTTAGTCTTCCATTATGCATCCAAGCTACAGCGAATTCATTAACCTATCTTTTAAAGCCACTACTCTAAGTAGTGGTTTTTTTATCTTTAACGCATCTCACGGTTTGGTTTTTAGCAAAAAATCAAAAAAACAAAAAGCTATCACTACTTTAAGTAGTAGTATCTAGAGAGTTAGTAGATTACATAGTACTATGTATCTTAGTATAGAATCACCTAATATACGCAGCTTAGGTGCGTTATAATTTCTCCTTTACTTATTAGCTCGGACTCTGTAAATTTTTCCAACTACGACTCTTCCGTCCTTTTCTCTGTTACCTGCGCAGGACTGGTCGGTATGGGTTAGAGATAGCTAATACAGATCAGAGAGAAAGGAAATGGAGAGAAGCATGGGAGAGTCGTCGTCTAAAAATTTATCTAAATATCTATTAGAAAATTTCGAAGTTAAATTAAATAAAAAAGATAATATCGTAGTGGAAGATTTTACTTTAGCAGGTAATGGCCTGGCCACTCGGTTTTATAATCGCATTTTTAAAGGAAATAGACAGGCTTTAGAGCTTATAGATAAAAAATGGCTTTATCTAGACGACGGGGAAATTAAAAAAGAGATAACCAGCGTCCTTCCTTCTACGCTAGAAGAGATAAAAGACTATTTTCGAGATATCGAATTTACTAAAGTAAAAGAAGAGCTGGGGTTAGAGATAACTAAAGAATTTTTGGCCCGCTTAATCCCTGTGGTCGATTTAGAGGACGTTAAAGGTACGTCCGTAATGATAGATAAATCTAACTATAGAGCTACTACTATCGAAGAAAAATCCTGGGAGAAGCTAGTAGGCGGAAAGCAGGTAACTATAACGAGGGAGCTGGGCTATAATGGCTTTTTCCACTATAACCCCAGATCATTAGAGCCATTTATTACGGTTAAAGCTAGCTTCGGGGACGTAAAGAAATTTAATAAATACTCTCCTCCAGAAGCTAAGATAAATAGAGACGTAGAAGCTAAGTTAGACCCCCTTTTTATCGAGTACATGGAAGGCTTTTTTAAAGATAGCTGTAAAAGTTATGCGTATAACTGGCTCTATTACTCATTTTTCCAGAAAATGCCTACCTATATGGTACTCGTAGGAGTAGGCGGGATAGGTAAAAACCTAATAGCGGAGGCTTTAAAGACTCTCCATGGAAGTGATAACTTTAAAAAGGCCCCTCCTTCCGCCCTTAGCTCTAAATTTAATGGACATTTAGAAAATTGTACTATGCTTTTTTACGACGAGGCTAAATTTAGCTTAGGAGCAGATAAAGGCCATGCTAAAAATAGGCTAAAAGAGTGGGCCAATGATTATGTACCTATTGAAAATAAAGGGCGAGATGCTAAGGGAGTAGATATTTTCTGCAGCTCGATTATCGCTACTAATAACGATAGCGACGTACATTTAGAGCAGCTCGATAGGAAATTTTCCGTAATGGAGCTATCAGAAGAAAGGTTAGAAAAGCGTATCGGGGTAGAAAATACGAGAAAGCTCTGGGAGATTATAACGAGGCCAGATTTCCCCCATGGCTGGCTAAATTGGTTAGAGACTAAAATAGACCCAGATTTTAACCCGCACGTAGAATACCGAGGCCCGAAATTTAAATCTCTCGTTATCTCGTCGCTAACTACCTGGCAGACTGCTATCAGAGACGCTATTTTAACGGGCGAGCAGTCTAGAGTCTATCTAGCTTCTTTAAAAGAAGATATTTCCACCATACCTACGTCGGTTAAAAAGATAGAAGACTTTCTAAATAACTACCTAGAAGACGGTAAATCTTTAGGAAAGCTAAAGATTGTCGAAGGTAAAAAATTTATAGAGATTAATGCGGATTTTCTAAAAGATGAGTATAAAGACCTTCCAGAAGGAGATGATTTAGTATGAAGCATAACGAAGAAGCCTGCCTAGAGTGCGGGGAGAAGCTAAAATATACGGAGACTAGAGACTCGCTAATAGATAGCGGCTACTCTTCCCCAGAGTATTTTATTACAGATTATTACGAGTGTATTAGCTGCGAGACTATGCATAGAGATTATAACGACGAGTTAGAGCTTGCGTAGTGAATTAATCCCCCTAGATTTTGAATATTTTAACTCACACGAAAAAAATATGGAGTTAGTATGCTGCTCGCTAATCTATGAAGGGGAGCTGCGGGAGTATTGGCTACTTAATCCCGAAGAAAAGAAGCGATTAAAATCCGATTTATTAAAATTTAGAGAAGAAGGAAAAGCTCTAGTATGTTTTAACGCTACTGCGGAGGGTAGGGGTCTATTAACTTTAGGCTTAGACGTTAGAAAATTTAAATGGCTCGATATCCAGGTAGAATATAAGATGCTTCTAAATCACTGGACTAAATTTCGCTATGGAAAGCAGTATATCGATGGGAAGTATAAAGTAACTTCTCCGCCTAGATATAATAAAAAATATATGACTGAGGAAGATAAAAAGAAGTACGACTCTTCGCAGCCTAAGTCTAATCTATTGGCCTGTACTTATAAGATGCTAGGCTCTAAAGTGGACTCTGCTCATAAAGATAAAATGAGAGATTTAATTTTAACTGCTGATATCGATCTAATAGAAAATAATAAAAAGGCCATTTTAGACTACTGTAGCTCGGACGTAGAGGAGCTGCTAGATATCTGGGATAAAATAAAAGAAGCATATAGAGACTATTTTTCCCTGCCTGAGCGAAAAAAAGGCATGGTAAAAATGGAGGAAGTCTATTTTAGAGGTGATACTGTGGCCCGTACTGCTATTATGCAATGGACAGGGTATCCAGTTAACTTTAATAAGCTTAAAAATCTATCGCTAAATGCTCCCATTATTATGCGGGAAATGATAGAGGACATTAACTCTCAATTCGACTGGCCTCTTTTTAGTCCTAATAAATCTAAAATCGGATATAAGCAAAATCAAAAAGAATGGAAAGAATTTATAGTTAACTCCGAGTATGCTTCGAAGTGGACGTTAACGGAGAAGGGGAGTATCTCTTTAAAGTTAGACGCTTTTACCTCAAAATTTAGCCACAGGCATGATTATCCGAAAGGAGACTTCTTCGCCCAGGCCATTAGATTTTTAAAAACTAGACAGGTATTAAATGGGCTAACCCCTTCTGCTAGTGCGGTAAAAAAGAAAGATACTATCTTCGATGCTATCGGCTCAGATAGTAGAGTACGCTATTTCCCGAATAGTTACGGTGGCCAGAGCAGCAGGTATCAGCCTCCCGCAAAATCTTTCATATTTTTAAAGCCAGCCTGGATGAGGGGAGTCGTAGAGGCTCCGAAAGGAAGGGCGATAGTATCAATAGATTATAAATCAGAAGAAGCATTAATCGGGGCATTAAATAGTAACGACCCCGCAGCTATACAGGCCTATAAATCGGGAGACGTATATCTAGATTTCGCTAAAAGAGCTAAGGCAGTACCAGAAGATGCGACTAAAGATAGCCATAAAGAAATGAGAGATTTATTTAAATCGACTTATTTAGGTATTTCCTATCTCATGGGAGCGGAAGCTCTAGGTAGGAAATTAACTAACGATACTGGGAAGCTAAAAACGAAAGAAGATGCGCAGGAGCTTATAGACGCTTTCTACGCAGCCTACCCACAGTATAAAGAATATCTCGATACTGTGGTCTATACTTATAATAAAAAAGGTTATCTAAAATCTAGCGACGGCTGGGTACTTTTCGGAGATAATCCTAATTTTCGCTCGGTATCTAACTGGAGTATCCAGACTCAGGGAAGCTGCATTTTACGACGGGCGATTTCTCTAGCTCAGGACGCTGGATTAACTGTAATATTCGGCCTCCACGATGCGGTATACGTCGAATATGATGCAGGAGACTTTAAAACTATCGATACCTTAGCTAGGTGTATGGAGCAGGCATTTATAGACTTGTATCCTAATAACCCAGACGCTAAGCTAATTAGATTAGATATAGATAGCTGGAGTACCGACTACTCTCCAGGAAAAATAACTACTCCAGAAGGCAGGGAAGTAGAGTTAAAAGATATCTATATCGACCCTAGAGCTAAAAAAGAATATGAGCAGTTTAGTAAATATATGGAGGGTGAGTAATGGGCATTAATGTATTATCCCTTTTCGACGGTATGAGCTGCGGGCGGATAGCCTTAGAGCGGGCAGGTATCGAAGTAGATAGCTATTATGCTTCTGAGATAGACCCCCATGCTATGAAGATAGCTATAAAAAACTATCCTAGTACTAAATTACTAGGATGCGTTAAAAATCTATCTGGGAGTATGTTTAGAGGTATAAATTTACTTCTAGGTGGAAGCCCGTGCCAAGGATTTTCTTTCGGTGGAAAGCAGTTAAATTTCGACGACCCTCGAAGTAAATTATTTTTTGAGTACGTTAGGATTTTAAAAGAAGTAAAGCCGAAGTATTTTCTACTGGAAAATGTACCTATGAAAAAAGAGTATTTAGACGTAATTACTAAAGAGCTAGGAGTAGAGCCTATAATGATAGACTCTGCGGATTTTGGGGCCATGCATAGAAAGCGGTACTATTGGACTAATATACCAGTAGATACAGAGCGCACAGATACGGAGAAAAATCTAATAGATTACCTGGAAGATATCCCTTTAAGTAGGGCGGAATTAATTAAATCAGATTTTGCCGAGAAGATATTATCTTCGAAAATTTTAAGCGATAAAAATAGTGCATATTATTTATTTGAAAAATACCTACCTATTAATTTTTCTAGCTCAGGTAGAACCTGGGGGGTAGAAAATCGCACTACTTTACTACCAGATAAAGCATTAACTTTAACGGCTTCAGGGTACTCCAGCCGCTCCTTTACTGGGGTTTGGTATCCTTCTGTAAATATCATGAGAAATTTAATTAGAAAATTAACGATAACAGAAATGGAGCGGCTGCAGACCGTACCCGACGGATATACCGAAGGAGTAACGGAGTCGCAGCGTAGAAAAATGCTAGGTAACGGCTGGACAGTGGACGTAATAGCTCATTTACTTAAAAATATGGAGAGATAATGGAAATTAAAGATTTTAAAAAATTAGCAGCTTCCCAGGAGGAGAGTCTAAGATTTATCGCTAAAGAGACTGAGAAAATAGCGAGATATTTAAAAAAGACTCCCTGGACGGAAGATAGATTAGACCAGGCGAAATCTAACGTAGTACAGGCCAGCTTTATGCTTAATAGCTACGCTATAGGTATTAGGGCCTTTAATAAAATGATAGCCGATAACGATAAAGACCCCGAAAATAATCGTAACTTAGTCGAATATTTTAAAGATGAGATAGATAAAATGTCCAAGTTAGAAGAAGAGCGTATAAAGGCAGAAAATGAGCCTAGTTAGCCTATTTTTTAGTACCTTAGCTTTTATCGTACTGGCAGCATATACCGCTTCTAGGACTTCCGACTACCAGCAGCGTATTTTTAATCTAGAAAATCGGCTCCATAGCTGCGAAGATAAAGTAGAAAATATAGACCGAAAAAATCACGTATTAGAGCATATACTGGGGGTAGAAGATGCTAACGAAAATTAATATAGACGCTTCGAGGCTGGATACTAACGAGAGAAAAGAGAAAATCGAGCAGGTAGCAGTAGAAATGCACCAGATAGTTAACTCTCGTATCTTTCAGGATAAAGTACACACTATGAAAAAATGGGGCGAGACTTCTAAGTATAAAGATGCTTCTAACCAGCGTATCTATAAAATGATTATGGACGGAGCGGAGACGCTAGACCCTATAGTCGATAACGAAATGGACATTTTTATCGACGACTATTTTAGCTGGAGACGAGTTATAGGTTATACGAAAAAGAATATTAAGACGATTTTCGTTAATACCCGCTACTTCGATAAAAGGGGTACTAAGTTAATCGGCTCTAATATCATGCATGAGTATGGACATAAATTAGGCTTCGGGCATGATTTCTATGCTACTGATAGAAGACCTTTTAGTATCTGTTATCAGTTAAATAATATCTATGAGGAGTGCTACGATAGACTCTTCGGTTATACATTATCTAAAATAAAAGTCTGTTATCGTCCATGGTATTTTCTAGGGCTTCGTAAAAAATGCTACTGGAAAGAAATCGTCAATAGCCAGGAGCAGCGTTAGTGGAAGAGTTTTTAAAATGGCTATTTTTCTACGTAGCTGTAATCGCTATAATTATCGCATTTTTTAGAGGGGCGACTAAGTAAATATTTACAGAGTAAATTTTACTTAGTAGCTTAGCCTACCACGTATAAAGAGTAACGAAGCTCGCCTAATGCGAGTTAAATATAAAGGAGAAAATATGTCTATCGTAATGCAGGAAAGACCTACGTACATTAAAAAGGGCGAGTTAAAGCCTAATACCATGGCCATCGAAGAGCTAAGGTATGTTAAATCAGCAGAAAATTTAAAGTCGAAGTATCCAGGTAGCCCAGGAAGTATTAATCATACTTTTAAAGACGACTCTGGCCAAAAATTCGTAATCTCAGGGGATACCGTTTTTAATCGTATGATAGAAGACGACGTATACCCAGGTATGGCCGTTAGCTTCCTATATCTAGGTAAAGTAGATAACGAAGGTAACGAAGCTAATTACCATAACTGGCAGATAGGCTTCGACCCAGCAGAGCAGGAAAGATTAGCGAAAAATATCGTTATGAAAGCTGCCCCTACTCCAGCTAATACTAGCCCAGACTTAGACGATCTGGCTTAATCATGGAAAATCAATTAGAAATGAGTATCGAGGGAGCAGAAGCTCCCGTCGATACTAGATTATCCTACTCTTCGGCTAATTTATTACGTAACTGCGAGCAAAAATACGTCTATTACAAGGTAGATAAAGTAGAAAAAGACGACGACTCTAACGTAGATAACTCGCATTTTAATTTAGGTACTTCCTTCCATTTAATTAATGAGATAGGGCTACATAAAAAGCCTAAAAATGTAATGGCTTTATTGGAAAAATGCGTACAGGAGGAAGGGCTTCGAGAAGAAGACGTAGGGCTTCTCCATGCTATGTTACTTCAATACTGGAGGCTTAGAGAAGGGGACGACTTCGAGACTGTGGCCTGTGAGTATAAAATAGAAGACGATAAAGTTATAGGCTACGTAGATTTAATCGAGAAGAGACCTAATGGGGACTGGGTTTTAAGTGATCTTAAGACTGCTGCGACGTTCTATAAAACTAAAATACCTGAGTTACCTAGAGATAGGCAGCTATGCCTTTACTCTTCATACTATAAAGAAATAGCTAAAGAGTATAATTTAGACCCTGAGAAATTTATCGGCTGTAGGTACTTAGTTACTACTAAATCTAAAGCTAAACAGAAGAAGACTGAAAGCTATAAAGATTTTGTTATGAGATTAGTAGAATCTAAAAGCGTTAAATCTCATGATATCTTTATAAAGAAAGAGCTACTAGATTTATGGGGAGCCAGAGAAGAGCATTTAGAGCTTTACGAAAAATCTATGAAGCTCAGACGGGGGGAGAAGCCCACTAGAAATTATACCTACTGTATGGCCTATTTTAGGCCCTGCGATTATTTCTCTCAATGTAGAGGAGAGACGTACTCCGAATACTTGGAAAATAATAAAATATTAGTTAGGTCTATCGAGTAATAAAGGAGGACTAATGCGAAGTATATTAATTAGCGAAAATTTTTCGGTTAAATTCGAGGCCCAACTAAGCGAGATGCTAGGCATATTAGCATCTAGGGGGGAAGAAATATTAGACATAAAGTTTAGTACTAGTGCTTCTGATAATCATTGCTTATATTCAGCTTTAATTTTAATTAAAAACTAAAGATGGCTAAGTTTTTAGGCAAATTATACGGACATCAGGTAGAAGGGGTAGATTTCGCCCTTTCTACTCCATACCATATTAACGGCTTCGAAATGGGCCTGGGGAAGACTGCTACTTCGCTAGCTGTGGCCTGTAAATTAGGAGCGAAGACGCTGGTAGTATGCCCTGCTTTTTTACGTAATAACTGGCTAAATGAGATAGAGAAATTTACCGAAGGGCTGGATATAACTGTAACTTCCTACACTCAATTACATAAACTGGGGGTGAAAGGTTACGATTTTATTATAGCAGATGAGGCCCATTATCTTAAAAATCATAAAGCTAAGCGTACAGGGGCCTTCCATGAGTTAATAGTTAACGAGAAGCCTACGCACTTAATGTTAATGAGCGGTACCCCGATTAAAAATCGAGTCTCCGAATTTTGGAGCCTATTACAGCTATGCTATTACGGAGGAAGTTACGATATTTTTAAGCCTTTTTTTAAGTTGTACTTTAAATTTTGCCATAGCTTTAGCTACGAGCGTACCTTCGAGGTTAATGGTATCCCGATAGTACGCTTCGACGGGGTTAAAAATGCAGAAGCTCTAAAAAGTCTAATAGCCCCTGTATACCTTAGAAAAAGAGCAGACGACGTATTAGACCTTCCAGATATAGTTAATACTAATATTTTTACTAAAAATGCGAAGAAATACGACGCTAAATTAAAAGAAGCTTTCGACCTTTTCCAGATAAAAGACCCTGCATATATGAGCTTAAAATCTGCTAATGCACTCGCTAAGATAGGGGATACTAAAGAGCTAGTTAAAGATATTTTAGAGCAGGATAAAAAGGTAGTAGTCTTTACCTGCCATCGGGAAAGCTGTAGGCAGTTAGCGAAGAAGTTAAAATGCGACTATATCGACGGCTCGATAGCTCCAGATAAAAGGCAGGCGATTATCGATAAATTTAACGATAGAGGAAGCGTCCTGATCGCTACTATCGGTGCGGCCTCTACTGGCTTTAATCTAACTTCTGCTAATTATATGGTATTTAACGACCTTCCTTTCGTACCAGCGGATTTAGAGCAGGCCAGAAAGCGGATACACCGTATCGGGCAGGATTTACAGTGCTTCTACTATTACGTTTTTAGTAGTGATACAGATAAAGAGCTTTTCGAAATGATTAATAGAAAGACTAAAGATATAGAGAAAGTTTATAAGTAGTTAGATAAGCATTTCTTAGTGAATTAAAGGAGTTTAAATGATTGATAACATAGAAAAGCTAGAAACCTTCGGACAGGCAAAATTGCATGATGTTTTATATATGCATACTTGTTATGGAACTTTTGTCGGAGAAATCAAAGAGGTTATTTTCGAGGGAACTTCAAGCGAAGAAATACTTTTAAATAAACCCAAGAACCACTATTTTCTAGTAAGTAAACTTATAAAAGGTGATAGTTGGGTGCGCTGTGCTTATATTTTAAAAGATACAAAACTATATAAACGAAATCGGGGCATTAAGAATTTATAACGCACGATAATCTTTCTTATCGTGCAATGGAGATAGCATAATGGATGAAATTAGTAGGTGTGATAACGGTGCTTGTTACAACGAAAACTTAATTGAAGAACAAGCAATAGAGATTCAAAAACTTAAAACCAAAAACAATAAACTTATAGAATCTATTGGTTTTGCTATTTATTTTATGAAAGAGTCGGGTTTTCATTGCTTGTGTGAAAGCGAACCTGAATTTCAAATGTATAAAGAATTTAAAGATATTATGAGTGAGTTTAAGAGCGCACGATAACGTTTATTATCGTGTAAAAGGAGAGAGAGTAATGGAAAAATTTAATGCAGATAATGGCTGGTATAGAAGAGCCTTTAAAATTAGAAATACGGCCAGTACTCACTATGGATACATTAACCTAAAAAGGCAGCTCGTCTGGGTACGGGGGGAGTATATCACTCCAGCGCAGGCTTATTTAAAGTACCTATGTAGTAAAGCATGAGAAAATTAATTATTTTAAATTATGAGACTGGCCAATTTTTCGAGGAGTATGCGGAGGAAGCTGCTATGGAGATAGTATCTACGTTACTACAGGAGGGAGCCGACTTGGAAAATATCCGAGTCTATGAAGCCAGAGAAAGAGAAATTTTAGAAGAAAAAGTTATATCTTTTCGCTATAGGATAGGGCCATGGAAGTCGAATTTACCTTAGATATTAAGCCGCTTAGTTATAATGCTTATTATAGAAATACCCGTAATGGGAAGAGAGTAAAGACTGGAGCAGGCCTAGCATACGACGAGGAGTTAGAGCTTCTTTTAGAAGATTATGCGCTAAAATTAGTCGATTTTGCAGCTCAGTTAGACGATACCAGAGACTATATTAAGCTCGTTATTATCCGCTTTAATCCTAACTTTCTGGTAAAAGACGGCTCTAGATTAAATAAAACGAGCGGAGACGTAGATAATATCGTTAAAGTATTACAGGATAAAATCTTTAAAGTAGCAGGTATCGACGATTTTTTCGTTAAAGACCTTAGAGTCGTAGAAATGCCCGCCCTAGATAATAGAGTCTATATTAATTTAAAGAGAGAGTCCTATCCTAGACTCCCTCGATAATTTTCCCGTCTGGTAATACTAGGCGATTATCCCAGACTTGGAAGACGTTAAAGTTAAAGGTATGGTCGTGGCGAAGGTTAATAACCCCGAAGCCATTAGACCAGTTATTTTCTGAGTTACGTATGTAATGGGGATTTAAATCGCAGAAGGCGGGAAGACTCCAGGCCTGGCGAGTATCATTTCGGACGGGAAATGCTTTTACTTCGTATCTATGAACATGGGAAAAAATTACGTTATTACCTCCGCAGGCTTCATAATGCCTTTTATGGCAGGTACTCCCATGGTACATACCATGAGTTATACAGAGCTTTTTTCCTAAATCTAACCAGTCGTTATAATAGACGACTTTTATCTTTCTCTCTTTTAATCTGAGCTGCAGCTCATAATTAAAATTATGCGAGTATGCAGCAGGGGCGACTTTCATAAAGTCCCTATATCTCCAGTCGTGATTTCCTTCTACGAAAATAATTTCTGAGAAAAAACTCTGGAGTGCATCTAAGGTATCATTAGCCCAGCTAAACTCTTCTTCGGTTTTAGGTAGAAAATAATCTTCGATACCGTCTGAGCGTTTTATCCACTTTTTATACATAGGGCTTCTAGGCATTAAATGAGGACAGTCCATAAAGTCGCCATTAATGATTAATTTCCGCTTAGATTTAGGGAGTTTTTTTGCTACCTGGAGCATAATATCGAAAGTCGGTAGACTCATATGCTCGCTATGCCAGTCGCCTGCGATAAAATAGGTAGAAATTTCCCCTTTACGTGGGGGTTTTACGTATGTTATTTTCATAGCTCTATATCTCACTAGATTACTGGGTTAATATTAACTGTGGTGAGTGTATAATCTCTCAGTAATCTAGTTTTTTTCTATTCTACGTGTGCGTGATAAAATGTAGGATACTCTAGCACTTTATCGAAATTTCTCTCTAATAACTCTTTTAAATATGCTACTTCTAAAGGCTCTAAGTTTTTGGTCGAAATGTCAATCGCCTGCCCCATAGTATGCCTAGAGTTAGCTATCCCGCCTACGTCTTTATTATGCTGCTGGCAGCGAAAGCCCGAGTTAATCGTTAACTTTTTACCGAAAGCTAGTCGTACTACTGTCCAAGCGTCTTTTAATCTAGGACTCATTAGCGTTATATGGCAGGTAGTACTATTGCATTGGCATTTAAATTCGCTATGATCTAGCCCAGGAGCTAGCTCCATTTTTAGCGATTTATGTAATATAAAATTTAATTTATCGTCTAAAGATATCATGCGTCTGGCAGCTTAAAAATATGTATTCTAATGGTGGCCTGGCCGTAAATGTCTGCCCTATTCATTAATATTCTAGCCCCCGCCCTAGTAAAAATATACGGTACTGGCCCGTAATCTTCGAAGCCCCCGAAAGGTGCTCCCCCTCCAGAAGTAAATAGCTGCGGGGTAGTGGGGTCGTCGATATAGCCTAAATTATCTGCATATACGCTAACTCCTTTTTGGGGGTCGTTAGCATTAGACTGGACTAGCTCTATTATAACCATACAGCGATATTCTACGGTATATGCTACTAGTGGGGTCTGGTCGAAGTGAGTAAATTCTACAGTCTTATAATCTAAAAATGGAAAAAACATTATTAAAGCTCCTTCATACGCATTTTAAAATGCAGATTTAATGCCTTAGAAGCATTGGATACGATAAAAGGTACTAGGATAGAGCCTGCGGGTATCGGAGTAGCGTTAGTACCCAGATTTAAATTACCATAGAAGAGCGTATGTCCTCCGTTATTTATAGCTATATTAGCAGGGGATACCGTATCTACGTCTTTTTTCCCCGCCATTACATTAGTACCATTGCTACCTGAGATGCTTAAAGCGTTACCTCCAGAGCCGAAAAGGTTATTAATAAAACCTCCTGCGCTATCGTAAATCGCTATATTAAAGTTAGAAGTACCCGATACTCCAGAGTTACGAAGAGCTAGCGAGTACATAGATACTACACTCTGCTTTTCTACGTATCTAATACCTGCGGAGCCGTCGTCGAATGAGTTAGCGTTAAAATAACCCCCGATAGTAAAGTCCTCGTCGATTACGAGTCTATCGAGTATGTAGTTAATATTTCCAGCTAGTTTTTGATTTATAGCTTCTGAGTTAGGCCTATTGGCCTCTACGTTACCTATAAAAATCTGCTGCCTAGAAGGGGTTACTAAGTCTGTACTGGCCATTAGATTATCCTATATCCTTTCTCGTCTGCGAAAGCATAGACTTCTAGCCTATGTCCTATCGCTGGAGTTATGTCTAAGTCCTCATTTAATGTTATGGTATTCGAGGTTATATCGTCAATTATCCTAGTCTCAGAGTCTATCGTAAAGTCTTCGCTGTGGACTTGTACTTCCATACCTACCTCGTATTTACCTATCTCGCCCGCATCTACGGTAAAAATACTAGGAGAAGTTACTCCAGTTAATAGAGACGAGGGCATAACGAAGGTATGAGATAGCTTTATAGCTCTGTCTATATCTTCTTCGCTACCTTTATAGTTATCGAAAGTAGCGGCTTCTATCCAATAGCCCTCATTCGGGGCTATGGATAAAGCAGGAGTTATAATTAGCCCGTTATCGGTAACGGGGTCTAATGCATCTATAGTTACCGTCTCTTCGAAGGTAAAATCGTCGCTTCTAACGGTAATCTGGAGTCCTACCCATTTTTCCCATTTTTCCCGCTCAGTTAAAAACTGGTCGCTCCCCCAAAAAGACTCTATTAATACTTTAGTCGTCGTAGAGCCTGCAGCGACTCTGGAAGCTGCGGAGTAGGTAGCAAAAATACCGTCAATACCGAAAGAAGTCTGTAGTAATTTTAGCGAGACTTCGCCCTTGATTAAATCTAGTTGACGGTCGATTACTTCGTACTGCTCTAGAGGAAGATTTCTTTCTCCAGACTCTAAATTAACGAGCTGGGTATCTTCTCCCCCGAAAAATACGATATCTCCTATTTCTATGGTAGCGGCCGTAGAAAATAGAACCTTTACATTTTGGACGTATAAGCTACCGAATTTATAGCGATTTAGTATCCTATCACCTATCCGCTGGAGAGTCTGTAGGACTGCGCTAGAGCGTGGTAACCCCTTAGCTTCTATAACCTGGTCTTTTCTTCCAGCTTTTATGCGACTTAGAGAGTCTGCATTAATTTTTATCAGCTTATTAAAAAACTTTCCAGTCTCTAAGGTACCAGTATTATAGCGATAGATTACTCTATTTAATAAATATTTATGCGTACTTCTTTTTAATTTTGTTTTTACTAGGTCGTAGCAATTTTCAGTATTGAGGACTGGTATCTCAGTAGCGGAGAAAGGAGGGGCCGTAAATTTTATCGAAGTACGGGCCTTTCTGCTTATAAGATATAATCCCATAGGGCGACATATTTCTTTTATTATAAACTCTCTGGTATCTGATATCGTCTCGTCTAGCTTAAAGCTAAAAGGTACGAAGGCCGAAGAAAATAAGTCGTTAACTTCCTGAAAGGCTGCTGTATCTATAAACTCAATATCGAGGCCACAGCCGTCTGGAAGCGTATTATACTGCGATTTTATCTGTAAATTTACAGTTAATCCCGTCTCTTCGGTTAAAGTCTCTTCTTCCACTACGATATAGCTTTTCCCTGTATCTAGCGTGGCGAAAGACTGTACGGTATACTCTCCGTCGTTAGAAGCTGTACCCGATAATAGGATTTTATCCCCAGGTACGAAGCCTAATTTACCTTGGATATCGAAGTAGTCGACGATAATCGCCCGCTCTACCGTCTCTGTAGAGCTAACTCTAAGCAGCGCAGATACATTATACCCAGTATCGGTAAAGGTATTTCCTTCGTTACTATGAAGAAGCTTTAATATTAGCTCGATAGGAGACTCGTTAATAGTGTAGTAACTCGTAATCTCCGACTCGTCTTCGTGGCTAGTCGCTATCGTACCCAGTCTTTCTCTAACGACGGTAAAGGTATTAGCTACCTCGTCTCTAGAGACGACTTCCATAATCTCGTCGCCTATCCTGATATAACTCGTAACGATATCCTGGCTATCTAGAAAGGGATTTACGGTATCTGCGGAAATGGTAGTCGTTACGTTATCTATCGTACCGCTTAGTACTCCCTGGTAAAGCTCGTAGCTAGACTGTCTAGCTAAGTTAGTATTTAAGGCTATAGATACTGCGATACTTCCAGCGTTATACTCGATATCGTCTACATTTCCTTTTAGGATAGGTATAAAATCCTGTGGAAAGCGGGAGCCTTTTAAAGATACGTATACGGTCGCTTTCTTAGAAAGCGGGTCGCCTATCTGGTTAAATGATAAATCTTCTGCTACTTCTCCTTTATAATCAACTAAATCGACGGTAAAGTTAGAAATACTTCCACTTCCGCCCTTGTCGACGAGTAGCTGCTGGGCGAGTCTTTTCGTAGTCTGGCCGCCCTTTATGATAATATATGGCTTAGAGTCTTCTCTTTCTATCTCCCCGTCCCAGGTAACTCCGATATCATTATCCCACTTAATACGGGGGTCGTCCCAGCGGGCAGTTTCTTTTATGGGAGCCGTACCGTAAATATATTTACTATCCTGTATCTGCACAGCGATAATAGGCTCTTTATTTATCTGGTCGGCCAATGCCCTGAAAGTAGGAGTTACGGTATATGCCATTAGTCGCAGTCTCCGAATTTTAAGCACTCGAAAAGACGCTGCTCTTTATTTTCGTAGTAATCTCGAATTAATTCTATTTCTTCCTGAGTAGGTATAACGGTTAGTTTATCAGGGATATCTAATACTTCCCCGTCGCAGGCCATTTTCCCTGCAAAATCTCCCTGCTGTATTAAAGTTATGCACTCTCGTACTTCGGGTCTATTAAAATATTCGCTAGCTTCCTGATTTTGACATTTCGCCCCCAGAATTAAGGGTAGAAAGCTCAGTAGATAGACGGATAATTTCCTCATTAGTTGTAGCCTTTCTAATTTCTTTTAAAAGGTCGGCTCTTTTTTTGGACTTTTCTGCCCGAGCTTCCCTGCTTTCGCTTAAAAAGTATTTATCGACGATATAACCCACTAGCTTAGTAGCTAGTGGGTATATGATGTACTTAAATAAGCCTTCGAGTAGTTTAGGACTCATTAGAGATTATCTTCTCCGTCGATTTTATCGATAGCGTCTACTACTAGTCCTTTAAGCATTTTCATACCTTGTAGGACAGTATCGTCTACTAGCGACACAGTATCCGCTACGTAGATTTCTGCGATTTCGATAGCCTCGTCTAGAGCCATAACTAGGTGTCCTTCTGCTTTTTTAAGTAGAAGTCCTTTGATTTTTTCTTCCATTGATTTTTCCATGATTTTAACTCCTTTTAATAATTTCGCCTTCATAGGCTTCTAGAAATTTAGTAATCTGGGCCTGCGACCCTTCTAAAGTATGCAGTCTATCTCGTATTTTTACAACTTCGGAAGCGTTAACTCGGCTTCTTTCTTCCGTAGCATCATGCTTTACATTTAATTTTACTAGCTCCAGCCGTACTTCCGTTATGGCCTGGAGGGTCTGTCTAGTAAAGAAAGCGTTAATTATTAATAGTAGACTTAAAAATGAGCCTACTAAAGCTACGAGAAGGTCTAAGCTCATTTTTTATAAACCTTTTTACCTTTCTTTTTGCATTTTTTCTTTTTTGCCATAACTACTCCTTTAGTTACAAGTATACCCGCCCGCAGTTATTAAAGCTAATATCTGAGCTTTTCTATCTGCAGTAATCTGGGCATTTTCTTCGATATCATTTACCTGAGTATAACCTGCGCATATATCCCCATTTTCGAAGCTCATAAAAGCGGGAGCTAGAAGAGTACGAAGAGCGATACGAGTAGGAGCGTCCCAGCCATTAGAGATAGATAGCAGCCTAGCTTCTGAGATAACAGACTTCCCGAAGGCTACGTCTTTACCTAGCTGCTCTAATGCTAACTGCTTAGTATATCCTGCTGTGATATCGGTAAAAGTGAGACTAAAAGTATCTGGGCAGCCGTACTCGGTTTTTAACGTGATTTCGTTAACTCTTTCTTCTATATAGAAGTCGCAGGCCACAGTCTCCCATTTTATCTGGCCCCATTTAGTATAGGTAATTTTAGCGAAATCTTCTAACTCCGCTCTAGTATCAGCTTCTTTGTAAAGCTGCTCTGAGTTTTTAGTATTAATATCTAACTTCCAGCGAGCTTCGGCTGTAAAAGAGATTAGAATAAAAAGTAAAGGTAAAAATCGCATATTATCTCCTATAATTGAGTAGTATCTACGTAGGTACTCGGAAGCTCGCAGACTTCTAAATATGTACCAGTTAAAAGGTTAGCTAACGTGCGGGCGGCTAGGTTAACCTGTAAAGTACTATCTGTGGCAGTATAAATCTTAGGAGAAAAAGTCGTCCAGCTATCCTGATTAGCTACAGTATAGTAATTTCCCGTCCTAAAGTTGTCCATTACGGCAGAAGGTGCGCTATCCTGGAAGGAAATTACCATAGTTGACCTCCCAGCCCCCGTCGACCTTTCTCTAGCGTACATACGTAATCTATATTTTCTTCCTACGGTTAAATTAGAAAAAGTTAAATCGGACATAACTCCAGTGGAAGCTTTATCTGCTGATAGGGTTTTAGTCTGGCAGTTAACGGCCATATCTGCTGCTAAATTCTTTACTATCGCTTCTTTATTAGGGATTTCCTGTACATATAGGTGGTGTAGTACCGAGTTATTAGTATGAATAGCTGTCTTATTTATTTTAATAGCGTAGGTATTTCCTGCGGTTACGTCTATAATACACTCGAAAGGAGCCGCTCTAGAGCTTGAAGCCTGATATCCGCATATTTTAACCTGGGTCGAACCATTTTCATATATATAAACTGCAAAATCACTCTGAGGAGCGGAGATATAAACTGCCCCGCTAATAATCCAGGTACCGTCTCTAGGAGCGGTAGCTATGTTATTACCTGCCCAGATACCGTAGGGGTCTTTAACTTCGTTAAAGGTTAGACTAGTAGAGTTAGCTGTGATTGACTGCGCTCCGTTTCCCCTACCTTCGAATTGGATTAACTCAGTATCTCCTATCTGCTCGAATACTCCAGCGATAACTTTAGATATATTCCTCAGTCTAACGTATGGTACAAGGGCCATGTTATTAGGCCTAGTCTCAGACTGCGTAGAAGAGACGGTAATAGCTGGGTCGACGGTGTTAGTACGGGCTGCATTAACCCCCGTACCTGTAGTACCTCCTGGCCTATTTTTAGACACTCCTACGTTAGTTACTCCGTATCTATGATAGTTAATATCTCCGTTAACTGCTACCCCAGACTCCCCTTGTAAATGGTAGTGGCCAGCCTGATTAGCAGAAAGTCCATTAACTGCTGTGGTATCGGTCTGCGTAGTACCTACAGCTAGCGAGCCTCCTGCGGCCCTGATAAATCTATTATCTGTTACTAAGTCTGGTACTCTAAATCCGTCTCCAGAAGTAGTAATCGTACAGTCTCCGTAGGTATCGGAGCCAGTATTAGCTATAAAATCTGGGTAGTCGGCTTCTAAGTAGCAGCTCCCGTCGGCCTTTACTAAATCTTCTGTATTAGCGATATCTCCTGCTAGCCAGACGATTTCTCCAGCCTGATTAGCCGTAGTCTGGACATTTTGGACTGCAGCGTCTAGCCCCGAAGTCCAGCCTAATATAGGTACGTCTATATAGATATCTACACTATCTCCGCTAACGAAGGTAATGGGAGAAGTAGGATTAACTAGACTGGCCATAGTCGACCCGCTATCGTTAGTTAAAGTAAAATTAGTAGCTGTATTTACTCTAACTCTACCTTGCCTAGCTGCTGCTGAGGAGTCCCAGATAAAAAAGTATCCTGCGTTTTTTCTAGCGTTAAAACCTTTAAAGGCAGCTACGTCTATTTCTAGTCCGTCTGGTAAATTAAAAATAAAGTTACCTCCCGCAGGAGTAGCCGTTAGAGATACCTGTATCCTAATTTCTAGGTTACTCCCTACTCTTCTTTTAGACCCTTCCGAGGTAAAGCCAGAAGTCCAGCCAGTTATATCTGGGTTAAAATCTTCCCAGTCGGTAATGGGATTTAGAGTACCCGTTAACGCACTACTGGCCTTTACTCCTCTAGGTACGCTAGAGTCGAATACTAGGAAATCTCCGTCGCTACCTGTAGCGAAGACTGATTTATCTATTTTCATAGAGCAGTCGTCTACGTAGTAGGTAGCTGATACGTTAGCGGCTTCTAGTTGAATACCGTTAGACGTAGCTCCGATATCGCCTCTAACTTCTAAAAACTCCGAAGAGCCGTCGGTTATAACCGTCTCTTTTTCTACTAGCCCGTCTTTTAACAGTCGTACTGTTAAATCTGCTCCAGAAGCGGAGAGATAGCAGCTAGCTACGTATTTTAATCCTGAGAAGGAGGCTAGAGAAGTGATTTCCTGCTTTAACTCTACATTTTGAGAAGCGCAGGATAATTTATAGGATTTATTTAAAAAAGGGATATTAGTCTCTAAAGACCTAGTACAGGTACCGTTATCCGTCCAGCCTTTATAGCCCTGCTCGAAGCTAGGGTTAACGAAAGCTCCTATCTGCTCTAGATATTGGCTCTGGGCTGGCTTAATCTGGGCTTCCGCTACATAGCTAACGAAGCCTAGTAAAATTACCGTTAAAATAAATAAATTTTTTAGCATTTTATCTCCTACTCGTATGCTATAGAGGGGCTAAACTTTAGAAGCCTAGCGTCGTCTACGGCCGAAGAAGTCTCGTTAATATTATCTCTGTATAATTTTATAAGTAAAATATCCCCTGCGGCCACAGCATTTCCGTTAATCTGACCTGTAGCATCGGTTAAATCTAAGTCGCCCACTTTAGTTAATGCGTTAGCGGTAGTTAGAGTTAGCTCAGTATTAGCACTTAAATGCGTATCTAGCCCGCCCGTTACGTCGTCTCCCGTCTCGATTAATGTAGTATCTGCTTTAAAGAGTACGTTATCGGAAGAAGCTGCGCTAAAGAAGGCTGCATTTTTTAGGAAAATCTGATTACCTGCTTTATAGCTTTCTGGTACGGTTACTAGAGCGTATACTTCCATATTAGACTCGAAATCGAAATCTAGAAGGCTCATACCGTTATAAATGGACTCAATAGGGGAGATATCCCCAGTTAATTCGAAGATAAAAGAGCCTCCGCCCCCTGCTCCTCCGCCTAGAAGATTTTCTAACTTAGCTTTCTTTTTATTAAATGAGTCTTCGGAGTCTTCGATTAATACGATATCATTTTCTACTAAATCGATTTTTTCTGTAAAGGTATTAAAGTCGCCTGCTGCTCTTTTTAACTGAGCGTCGTCGGTTACGTTTCCTAATCCTACCTGGGCGGGAGTATAGTCTCCAGTCTGAGCTACTACTGCTCCAGTACGACCGAATACGCTCGTAACCTCGTCGTTAGTATCCCATTTCTGCCAGATAGTACCATTATTAACGGCTTTATCGCCTACATTAAAGGCTATAGCTCCAGCTCCGAAATCTACCGAGCCTGCTACCGTACAACGATACCAGAAATTTTCTACTCCAGTATCCGTATTAGCTAGCGTCGGGGTATTAGTAGAAGCGTCCCAGGTACCTTTATAGATTAATAAGCTATTAGGTATCTGAGTTAGAGGTATTTTACCGTCTGCATCTAAGGTAGCGATACCTACTGCTAGCGGGGCCGTAACTGAGTCTACCCCCAGAGAAGCGATAATATCCGCTATATCTCCGTCGTTACTTATAATGGCAGCTAAGTTAGAGGCGATACCGTCTGCATTAATTTTAACCTGAGCGTCTAGCTTCTCGATAGCTACTTTACGATTATCTCCGTTAGCTATGTAATTTTCGTTAGCATAGATTAGAGCGTTAGGGTCGCCCTCGCCTACGATACCGATAATCTCGCCTATGGTATAAATATGCTCCTGCAGATTAGTTAAATGCTTATTAACATCTACCCCATTTTGGAGGCTAAGTATCCCAGTTATAATATCGTCTTCGGTCTTTAGCAGGTAGACTGCATTGGCCTGGACGCTCGATAACTCCTGATTAAATTCTGTTTTTGCCATTATCTAACCTCTATTTTTAAAAATACCAAGCCGCTAATTTCGTAATATCCTGGTAACGACTGTCTAACCTTCTCCCGAAGCTCGTACCCTACTCCCTTCGAGTTATTACCAGTTTTATCTAGGATACAAGGTACGAAATCGTTAGGCGAGCTGTAGTCGTAGATAAATTCTACTGGAGCTTTAGTAATTAAGTAATCTAAAAAGGCTTCCGCCTCGTCTACTCCAGTACTACTCTCCCTGATAAATCGCTGCGGTACATAATTAGTAATTAAAGGAAGGTCGCACTTCATACGCTCTAACGTAGAATAGGAGATAACTTCCGTTATGCCCGCTGGGGTAGTTTTTACCTGAGCTTCTGCTTTTTCTTTATTATATTTAAAGTCTGAAAAGTTTTTTAATGGGGTCTGAGTAATGTAGGCTTCTCCGCTAGCTTCTCCGCCCTCGTAGGTATTAGACCCAGTTACGTCGGCTCCGCTAAATCCCATTAAAGCGAAGGCAGTTACCGCTTTCTGATTACCTGTATCGATATTTAAGGTAAAAGCGTTATCTGCGGAGATAACGAGAGTCCTGGTAGCTCGATTTACGGTAACTGTATACTCCTGAGAGCCTGCGCTATTCATAGCTTTAGCTACTTTATCTGCGAAGCCCGTTAGAGTCGTAGCTCCTATTTCCACTGTGGCCGATAACTGTAATCCCGAGCCGCTTGGCTCAGTAAAGTTAATGTATCGATTATTTTGCGTAACCGTATGGCCGTAGTAGAAAGCTGAATATTTATTTAATGCCATATTTCTTCCTATGTAGTAGCGAAGTTATCGAATACTAGGCCCTGCTTTCCAGCTTCGCTTCCGATATCTTCTACGACTCCTCTAATAAACTCCTCGTCTCCTTTTATGTTACCGTCTACGTTAAAATTAACTACCGTAGCTGGCCCCGCAGAAGTACGAGTCTCGTCTAATGTCTCTGTATCTAACTCTCTGTCTTCGAACCTTGGAGCTGGAGCGGTACCTCCTGTAGTATTAGGTACATTTCCTCCGCCTCCGCCTCCAGCAGCAGCTTTTAATAAGCTACCTAGAGCTACTAACGCTGCCCCTGCTGCGATAGCTCCAGTACCAGAGATAGCATTTAAGGCTTCTACTGCGATACCTTCTGCGATAAAGAAGCTACCTAGCTGGATAGCTAAATCCCCTACCGTCTGGAGTAGAAATTTCCCAAAATTTTCGAATACATTTTCGCCCTTCGCTAGGGAAGTTACGATATTTTGGATACCTCCAGAGATACCCTTGGCCAGGCCTCCCTTTACTATGTTAGCAGTCTGGGTAGCGACCTTGGACATTTCTTCTTTAGTTTTATTTACTCCGATTTTAACTGCATCGAAAGTATCGAGCGTTAAATCTGCGAAAGTCTGGGAAGTCTCAGTAGCTTTATCTACCTGAGTCTTTAATCCCTCCTGAGTTACGTTACCTTCTTCTTCGATAATAGCTCGCTGCTCCTGAAAATAGGTACGAAGCTCTTCGTTTTTAACTCTAAGCCCTTCGGATAGAGAGAAGTTATTTACATTATTTAGCGACTCGGTTAAATCGCCCGCTAACTTTTCAGAAGAAGACGCTAAAATATCTGCTCTATCTTTCCACTGAGCTACTTCCTCGTCGCTTTCTAATCCGAATTTATTTAAAAACTCTGCTATATTTACTCCCGCTACTGATATAGCTTCTAATAGAGAGTTAATCCCTAGAGTTACGGAGTCGAATACTACGTCTCCTACGTTTTTAAGTAGCTCGAAGGGAGCGATAACGTAGGTTATAAAAGCTTCGTTAAATCTAACTAACGGAGCTGCTACGTCGTCGAATACATTAAAATTTTCTTTAAAATCTTTAGTTAGAGACTGTATCGCCCCCGTTAATTTATTAACGATATCTACGACTATGGGGCTAAATGCTTTCCCGATAGATGCAGATAGGTTAAAGAAGTTATCACCTAACGTAGAGATAACCCCCGTTAATGTTTTAGACTGCTTCTGCATACCTTGGAAGAAGATACCAGTCTCTCCCGTTAGGTTATTTAAAGACTGAGTAAAGGCTTCGAAAGGTACAGTACCTTTAGAGATATCGTCTCTAATAGTTTTTAGCGAGCCTCCCGTCTGCTTAGCTAACTCTGCATAGATATTAACCCCTCTATCTGCGAATTTATCTAGCTCCTGTAGCGTTAGCTTCTGAGTAGATACAAGTCGCCCGAAGGGGATAGTTAGCTCGGTAATATCTGCCCCTGCTCCTGCTGCGATATCTCCTAGCTGCTGGAGAGTACCGATAATATTTTCCTGCTCTACCCCGAAAGATAGTAGCTGCTTAGTAGCTTCGGAGAGTCCTGGTAATTGGAAAGGGGTAGAAGCTGCGAAATCCTGCAGCTCTGCTAGTTGTTTTTGGGCAGCTCCAGCGGAGCCTAATATAACTTCGAACTGAGTAGAGATTACTTCTAAGGAAGCTGCATCTTTTACCGCTTTAACGAAGGTAATACCTCCGATAGCGGCTGCTGCGGCCCCGATACGCTTTAAGGAAGGCAGGATATCTTTAGAGCCAGTATCGAAAGACTTAGAAAATTTCTTCCCAGACTTTTCTCCAGACTTTTCGAATTCTTTCTCGGCCTGGTCGGTAACTACTTTTATATTACCGTTTTTATAGTCAATTATTAGCTGTAAATCCGCCATTACTTAAAATCCTTTTCAAGTCTTCTTCCTCTACCATACGCTCAGTCTTATACTTCTCGTCAACGAGCTTAAAAATACTATTTATATGCTCGTCTCTAGCTTTCTGGGGCATATTTACGGTTAAATAATCCAATATGCCATGTACTCTTCTAAGGGCGACGTTACTCACCATGGCCGAATACATTTTAGAAAGCCTGGTAGTAGGTAGTCTCTCCATTTCTAGAGGGCTGATAGAGTAGTAGTGGGCCATTTCGTATACTACTTTCTCAGTCTCGGAGATTTCTACTTTTTTATCGAGTTAACTTCCTTCCAGATTTCGATAATATGTTTAGCCTTAATAGGCTTTAACTCGAAAAATTTTTCTTCTAATCCCAGCTTTTTTAGCCACGAAATCATTAAATCCGTAGCTTCTTCTCCGCTTTTTTCCTGGAAGTCTTTAGAAATTTCCTGCGCTTCTGCGAAGCTCGGATATTCTACGCTAAAAACTTCTGGGCCTACTTTAATCTGAAATTTTTCTTCTTTAATTACTAACATTATTTACCTCGTTACGTTAGTTATTAGGGGCCGAAGCCCCTTTTTTTAATTATACTGCTGATCTATCTACTAGCGAAATATCTCCGATAGAGAAGATATTAATAGCTTCTGGCATAGTAGCGTCGAAAGCCGATACGAACTCGCACTCGATTACTTGTAGCTCTTTATTAAAGTTAATAGAGCTTGGAGTAGGAGCTGCTAGCATCTGCCAGTCGTTACTTCTATCGGTATAGGCTGCGTTAGCATCATGGCCTACTAATTTTCCAATTTTAGGCATTAATGAAGCGAAAAAGTTAGCTGTACCGAAGCCGATTAGTTTATCTGCTCCATTTACATACTCTCCGCCTAGAGGCTTAATAAAAATTTCTTCGAATTTTTCTCTAGAAGTATCGGTTAGACTTAGAGTAATGGTAGCTAAGACATTTAAAAGAAATTTTTCGACGATAGCGTTACCCGTTGCGTCTGCAGTCTGATCTAGGTACTCGAATTCGAAAGAAGCCGAAGCTCCGTCCTCAGAAAGAAGGCCTAAAGCCCCGCCAAAGGACTGCTGTCCGATAGTTACGTCTAAATCAGTTACTCCCGTTACGTCCTCGTCTGTAATAAGACCTAGATACTCGTTACGGATTTCGACGTTAGTACCGTCGATAGCTACCTGCATGAGTCCAGCCTGAGCCGAAGCTTCTAGTTGTACTTTAACGTCTGCGATAAAAGCTGCTAAGTCTGCGGCTGCTGCTGCATCTACTGTAGCGATTTTGGTTAATCCTGCTGGAGTCGGGTCTGCCCCTCCGTTAGTTACATGGATATATCCAAGTAACTCGGTATAGTCCTCATTAATTAAATTTAGAGGTACCGCTTCTTCTCCTGCTGGTACTGCGCTCCATACGTGCGCTCTGCAATGCTCTAGCCCGTAGAACCATCTTTTCGGATTTACTTTAGAATTTACAGTCTTCTTCGACTTACATACCTTGGCCATAATTACTCCTCTATTCCATAAGATATCGTAAAAATAAAGGTAATCTCGTAGCTATAAATATCCTGCGAGTCTTCTACTTCCCCAGGGGATACGCTAGAGCTTTTTATCCCTTTAATATAATCTTTATTAATAATTGACGTAATGTCTAGTATTACGTCTTTTATGATTAATGCATGAGTAAATCCCTCGTCGAAGACGGCCGATTTATCGTCGCCTCCCTGTCTAAAGAGAGTTAAAGTTACGGGGATTTCTACTGCATTACCTAAATCGTCGTTAATTATCGCTGTACTGGCCCCCATGCGGATAGCATACTGTAAATCTACTCTATCTCCCGCTACTTCCGATACGTCGAAAAATGGGTCGTCGATTTCTAAGTATCTGCTATCACAGGCCTTTATCGATGTTTTAATATGATTTCTGATTTCTGCTATCATAATTATCTACTAAAAAAAGTCTCTCTAGTTGTACGAGTATAATCGTCCTCGTCTACATTACCGTCTTTATTACTATCGTATTGGATAATATATCTCTTCCTAGCATCGGCTCGCTTCTCGCTATAATCTACTAGCTTCTCGTTAAATGCTTCTGCGTTAGAGTTTTTAATATCCTGATAAATTAGAAGTAGTACCTCGTAAATGGCCCACTGATCTAATTTATCACCTATTAACTGAGTCTTCTCTATCTGCGTACCGTCTGGATTAATTATGCCATTACGGTACATATAATCCAGCATTTCTTTCTGCGCTAGGCGATGCATATATTTAAAGCTATTTCGCCCTGCGGGGATATATCTTTTTAACTCTGGCTCCCTAGCGAAAATCTGCTCGTCGCTAGAAAATAGAGCGTCTTCTGCTGCTGTAATAGCGGATACGCTATAATCTTTAGTCTCGCTACCATTGGCCAAGGTTACTACCTCTACTCGGACGGTATAGTCGCCTGCTGTAGAGTAGGCCCAGTCTAGATACCAGTCTTCGGGGCAGTTAGCTACGTATACGTCCAGTACGGTAGCTGGAGTACCTACGAAATCAGGGTAGATATTGATATCAGTAATCTCTACTCCCTCTACTGCGAATACCCTAGAAGCGTCGAAGCGTATTTTATCCGCCTCCTGTACTATTGAGTCTAATATTAGATTAGGAAAAATCATTTCTTTACCTCCACAGGCCAAAACCAATGCCCTATTAGTATCCCCATAACTAGGGGGGCGGCTGGGGAGTAGTAGGAAAATGCTGTAATCTCTACCGATATAGTTTTATAGTCGAAAAAGAAAGCTATTACGTCCCAGATTAGCCAGATTAAGGCAGTAGCTAATAATAAAAATCCTGATATTGATACTTTTCTGTACTTTAACTCCATATTTAACCCTCGTCTCGTATCTCATGTAATATAAAATTTACTCCGAACTCCTGGTCGAAATTTTCTGAGTTTTTAACTAATGCTTTTACTGTTATCCCCTGTGGGAGTCTCGAAGCGTACTGGGCTTCTCTTTCGTAGATAACTTTCCCCATACATACGTCGAAGCCGTACTGTTCTACCCAGACTCCAGGCTGTAGAGGACTCTCTACCCCCATGTCCGTCTGGCTTAGAACGTCCTGAAAGATTTCTAGCCCTTGTAAATATGCTTCCGTATACGGTATCTGCATCTCGAAGCTATGCTCCCCGTTAGCTGGTACTACGGCCCGCATACCATGTATTTTTAAATAAAGGACTTTATCGTCGTCCGTTAGGTTATTAGAAAATGGAGTACTCTGAGAGCGCATAATTATCCTACCTGTATAATCGAAGCTATATACTTTTTACTCTGCCCTGGGGCCGATCTAGCCTGTACTTTAATCGAAGTCTCCGATTTAATCGGAAAATTAGGAGTAAAGTAGAAGACTTTTAAATTATCGTTCCAAGCTATATATAGAGGAGGCTGCGAAGCCGCATCTAAATTAGAAATTTCTTTAAATGCTTCTATGTTAATATCGAAAATCTCTACCCCGTCTATCTCCAGCCTAATAAAGACTTTTTTATCGCTAACCTGTATAGCGAAGCCCGATACCGTTTTTACTCCAGAAGCTACGTATATATCGTAGTTAGTAACGTCGCTTAAAGTAATATCCTGCCCAGACTCCTGTATAATACCTAACTCGGTACTGATAGAAGTCTCAGAGTCAACTAGTAGCCTTCTCGCCCCGTCGCCCTTTAATATTACGTCGGCTTCGTAGGCTTCGTCCCCTCCAGTGATACGGATAGGGCTAGAAGCTTGGATATCTGTTAAATCTGTGGCCATTAACCTTCCCTATTAAATCTCTAAGCCCTGTACCTGGCTATAAAGCGACTGTGGCTGGTTATCTAAGTTAGTCTTAGTAACTCTAACGATAACTCCCGTCGCTACTTTCTTTTTATAAATTAGCTCAATATTAGGCTTAGCTGTAGAGTTAAATCCTACTGCTGCTGTGGTAAATACTCCCGAAGCTGCGGCCGTTTCGATTAGTAGCTCGAAGCGGGCTTTACCGCTAGCGGAGCAGGGTACTTCAATATCTTTTAAATCTTTACCTGCTGATACTGTGTAATCATGATTAGCAGAAGCATTTTTAACGATAGCGTCTGCATCGTCGAAGTCGTCTATCTCATCTCCTGGGCTTTCAGCAGCATAGGTAGGAAGTGGGTTATTTTCTGTATACTCATTTCCGCTAAAATCGGAT